GGACTGTGAGGTGATGTTATAAAAAATAGTGTATAATACATTCAACAGTTGAATAAATAAGGGCTCGCCAGTTTTACCGCTGGCCGCGAATATTGTCAGAGTTTACCGCCTGAGTTGTCAGGCGGTTTTTGTTTAACACGAGGTGACCATGCCATATATAAAAGTTGAAAAGGATGACAAAATCTGCGTCTATAAAAAAGATGCAGACGGCAAACCAGAGGGCGATCCGTTAGGCTGCCATGAATCAGAAGAAAAAGCAGACGAGCAGATAGCCGCGCTGTATGCGAATGAAAAAACTATACCCGATGAAACGGTAGTCATATTTGGATCTGAAATTAAAACGTTGGATAACGGCAATCTTGGTGGTTATCTGGTGCGGTTCTCAACGCCTGAAGAACCGGATCTGACTGGTGATTTCTTCAGCAAAGAAACCGATTTTGATATGGACTTTCCATCAAAATCAACCGCTTACTACAATCACGGGCTGGATCAAACTATCAAAAAGCGCAAACTCGGCAAGGTTGATTTGACAGCTGATGATGTTGGCGTATGGGCGGAGATGCAGCTGCAGGCGCGTGATGAATACGAAAAAGCAATCCTTGAGATGGCAAAAGCCGGCAAGCTGGGCTGGTCATCGGGAACCGCATCGCATTTAGTTGAGCGCGAACCAATTGGTAAGGCGATGTTTATCAAACGCTGGCCGTTGGGATTAGACGCGTCACTCACGCCGACACCAGCCGAACCACGCAATAACGTAATCCCGCTTAAGTCTTTATTAAGCGATTACATGGCAAGCGAACAGAAACCAGAGGCCGCACAGGACGCGGCGGTGAACAAAGCGAGCGAGCCGAAAGAAAATAAATCTTTAGAAAAGGAATTCAAAATGGACGAAAACGAAATCAAAACTTTGATTGAAACATCAGTCAAAGAAGCGGCCGAACAAGCCGCAGCCGAAGCGTCCGCAAAAGCCATTGAAGAGTATAAAAACTCTTTGCCAGCAATCAATGAAGTTAATGTGATTAACGACAAAGACGAAAAACCCTTCAAGTCATTGGGCGAGCAGCTGCTGGCAGTAGCCGGCATTGCAACCAGAACCGCAAGCGAAGAGCAGGTTAATAAGCTGGAAGCTGTCAAGGCATCCGGTTTACAGGAATCCAACCCTGCCGAAGGCGGTTTCCTGGTGCAATCCGAATTTGCAGCTGAATTACTCAAGCCTATTTATGAGCTTGGCGCGATTGCTTCACGTGTTGATAGGGTGCCCGTTGGTGCAAATAGCAACGGCATGACCTTCAACGCAGTAGATGAAACAGCCCGAACGACTGGCTCCCGCTATGGTGGAGTGCAGGCATACTGGCTGGCTGAGGCTGGAACCAAAACGGCATCAAAACCGAAATTCCGCCAGATGGAACTCAAGCTTAAAAAACTGATCGGTCTGTGCTATGCCACTGACGAGCTGCTGCAGGATGCGGTTGCGCTCGGCGCGGTTATCAGTGAGGCATTCCGCAATGAATTCACCTTTATGGTGGAAGATGCGGTTATCAATGGCTCTGGCATCGGGCGGCCTTTAGGCTTGCTTAATGCAAACGCCATTGTTTCAGTAGCAAAAGAAAGCGGACAGGCAGCGGATACCATTGTTGCTGAAAACATCTTCAAGATGTGGAGCCGCATGGCAGCCCCGTACCGCAATGAAGCGGTGTGGCTGATCAATCAAGATGTGGAACCGCAGCTATTTGGTATGTACTTGGCTATTGGAACTGGCGGCGTGCCGGTGTACTTACCGGCAAACGGTCTTTCAGGATCGCCTTACGGAACCATGATGGGGCGCCCAGTGATCGCAAATGAATACTGCGCGACTGTTGGTGACACCGGCGACATCATTCTGGCAAACCTCAAGGCATACCAGATGATTGACAAGGGAGCCATTCAAGAAGCGCAGTCGATTCACGTGGCATTCACCACTGATGAAACCGCTTTCCGCTTCGTGTACCGCTGCGACGGACAACCGAAATGGGCATCAGCCGTAACACCTGCAAAGGGCTCCAACACAGTCAGCCCGTTCGTAAAACTGGATGAAAGGGCATAGGTGAAAAAATGAGATACGGAATGGATGTTCAATTAGTCCCGCTCATGTCCCCTGTGGACCTGGGCAGCACCGATACCGGATCGGCGTTCATCAATGTGAAACATGCTCAATGGATCAGCTTCATCATTCCATTTGGCACCATCACTGGCGATACCTGTACGGTAACGGTTGAAGAAAGCTCGGCAGCATCAAGCGGTTCTGAAGTGGCAGTGCCATTTTGGTACCGCCTGTCTTCAGCTCTTGGAACTGACACGTGGGGCGACCCGACCAGCGCAACATCGGCTGGCGTGGCAATTTCAGCTGACGAAGACGACAAGATCATGTTGATCGAGATCGATCCGGCAACGCTGGATGATGGTTATCCATACCTGCGCGTATGGTTCGACCTGGGCGCTTCGGCGTCTGCTTGTGAGGTTGCATGTATTGCAGCCTTAGAGCCGCGCTACAAACAGGACGACCCAGTACCATCCTGCTAATTTAAACGGGAGGGGTTTTATCCCCTCCCGGCTTTAGACGCGCAACCGGCGCGATAACCGCAAGGTACGGAGTAAGGAAATATTATGGCAGTAACACTATTAAGATCGGACTGGGTTTCTGGCGGTCTTGTTTTTAAACCGCGCGTAACCACAGCAGTCCCGACAACCATGATCCAGGTGGGTGATACCAACGGTGTTCAATTAGCTGGTGGCGTTACCGGCGTTTATGGCTGGATAAAACAGAACACAACCGCGCTGACTGGAACGGCACGCGGCATTCGTGGCAACGCATCAGTTTTGGTGGCATCCGCAAACGGAACGGTACGCGGTGGGGAATTCAGGGCGGCTAACGGAACCAGCGCAACCGCAACTGATGGGGTGGCATGTGGGGAAGCAGACGGCATCTATGCTATGGTCGTTGGTGTTGGCAAATCGGGTCCAGCAGTCCTGAGCAAAGCGTACGGTGTAGTGGCTCATCTTGATATTGACGCGGCTAATCTGACAGTCTCAGACGCGCGCGGTATCTATGTCAATGTGCAATCCGGCAACGCATCAAACAACACACTAACCGCCTGTAACCTGGCTTATCTGGAATATGAGTCGGTTGTTGGCACAGCCCCCGCAATCAACTCGGCAATCAAGATCGCGACTGTTGGCGGGGCAACCGGCGCAACCCAGTTGATTGACGCTTCGACCTTTAAGCTGGCAATAACCGATACCGATAAAGTTAGACTGATCAAGTTCTTGGATTCAGCAGGTGCGGCAAAAACGCTGGTTTATGACGCTGGGGATGGAGTGACTTCAGTTGTGTAAATAATGGGCGGTAACCAATCCGCCCTATAAAAACTATGAAAACGATTGAACTGAAACAAGTCAAACACATTGATCCAGCCGGAAACGAAGCCGTTTTGGATTATGCGGATTATCTACGCGCCATTATGCAATCACCTATGAATACACAGACCGGCGCGGATATTGAAGAAATCAGACACTCCATCAGGATACTGGATGCGATTGATAATGCTTCAGGAAACCAGATAGAGATTGAAGATGCGGATTATGCGTTCTTGATCAGAAAAATAAACGCCGCAAAGTTTATGTTCATCACGCCAGAGATATTGCAGTTTATCAACGACATGACAGGTGGTGCGTGAAGACAGTCGCGATCTTAGGCACACATCCACGCACGCGCGACATGGCTCCGTGGGATGACCCCAAAATAGATATTTGGGTACAAAACGAAGCCGGTAATCAAAGTTTTGTGAAGCGATGCAACGCTGTTTTTCAGCTGCATGTGCCAGCGATCTACATGAACCCGCACAATCGCTGCGATCCCAAACACTGGGAATGGCTACAGCAAAAGCACGATGGGCTTTCCATCTATATGCAGGCTTTAGATCCGCTGGTGCCTGATTCTGAACAATACCCGCTTGAATCGCTTATTAGCATTTTGGGTTGTGAAAGATTTTTCACCTCAACAACCGATTACATGATCGCGCTGGCAATCTACCTTGACTATGAACGCATCGACCTGTACGGCATCGAAATGGAAACAAACACTGAGTACAACCAACAGCAGGACAGTTTTATGTATTGGTACGGTTTTGCTCAAGGGTACGGCGTGAAAGTAATCCGCCATTGTGCTGATTGGATGTTCTCAAAACCGCTGTACGGCTATGAGGGCATAGTCAAACAAGATACGGCGCAGTATGAACAACGCATCAAAGAACTCATAGAAGAATCGCGCTCATGGGAAAAGAAGATCGAGCAGATAGGTAATCGTATTGAACATGGTCTTGAGGACGGCAACCTTGACGGCAATATATCTGATCTGCTGCAAGCCAATATACAAAAAGGACAGATAGACGGCGGCATATCAGAACTGAAACGCTACCTCGAAAAGATAAAAGCGATGGAAGCGGTTGGTGGTCTGGGTATTCTGACCGGTAACGAATTTGAATCCGCATCTGTTAGAGCGCGGAAGGATTATGAACAATTTAGCGCGGAAGTGCACAGGACAGCGGGACGCATGGATTATATGTTTGAGGTCTGGAACCAGTCAAAAGACCGGAGAGCATTGCAGAACATTCAGCAACTTATGAAAATGCACATGGATGCTGGTTATAAATCCGGACAGGCTCAAGGCATATCAAATACAAACAAAGTTTTAGCACAAGAAATAACCAATCGTGAGCACGCCATAGGCGGAGAGCGGGCGATTGACATGATGAAAGCTGAGGTAATTAATGGCTGATTATGGAACTGTAGTTTTGACAGAAGAAACTTTTGGCACTGTGAAGAAAATCACATGTGCATGGACTTCTGAAAACGGCGGCGGCGATGCTGGTAAGGCTGGGAAGACTACCACGAACGCCTATTCGGGTGAGGTTATAAGGCTGGTCACTGATCCAGGCTCCACCGCCCCGACCGATAACTATGACGTTTATGTTTACGATGAGGACGGCATGGATGTGCTTATGGGGGCTGGAGTTGATCGAGACACGGCAGACACTGAACAAGTGCTGGCTTCTTCGCTGGGTTGTGTGGCTAACGACAAATTGACTTTCTATGTCGAAAACGCGGGTGATGCGAAAGTTGGCAAGATTTATTTATATATACGATGACCATTCAAAACGGTTACTGCTCACTGGATGAGTACAAATATTTCAATAAGCCCGAAACGTGGACGGCTAATACCATCGATGACGCGGTTATCGAGCGCATGATTGAATCTGCATCCAGGTACATTGATAAAAAGACGCACAGATTTTTCTATCCGCTTTATGGCACGCGCTATTATGACGTGCCGGACAGTATGCGGCTTTATCTGGATGCTGATCTATTAGAAATTGACACGCTGACAAACGGTGATGATACCGAGATAACATCAGAAGAATACATCCTTGAATCAAGAAATGCTTATCCAAAGTGGGCAATAAAACTGCTGGATACCAACGCAACAATTTGGGAAACGGACAGCGATAATAATATCGATGGAGTTATCGAGGTAAAAGGTTGGTGGGGATGCCATGATGATTATGATCGCGCATGGTTAGCAGACACAACCACCAACGAGGTATTGACCGATTCAGACTTGACCATCACCATGACCGCTGCAACCAATTTACAGGTTGGTCAGATCATCAAGATTGAAAGCGAAGTCATGGTTATCAGGTCAATATCTTCAACCAACGTAACAGTGATCAAGCGCGGGGACAACGGCACGACTGCAGCAATTCATGCTACCGCCCAGACAGTTTATATCTGGCAGCCGATTGCGGATATTAAAAACGCCTGCATGGAGATAGTCAACGGATTATTTCACCGGCGCACGGGTCAGAATATAACAGGGATTGCAGAAGTAACCGCCGCTGGTGTGGTGATCACCCCGCAGGATGTCAGCTCATTTGCGCTGGATATTATGCAGAACTATACACGTGTGGGGGTTGGATGACCATTCAGCTTGTAACCATAGCCGATTCAATCAGCAAAATCAGCGTATCAGGTTTGACTATCAAGGACGTGGATCAAATTCCTACCAGCATTAACCAGAGAGAATGCCCGTTATTGATTCCGAATCCAGAAAACTATGTCAGTAATGCGCTTATCGAGGTTGATAGTTTTGGCACAGGCACAGACAGAAAAATGACACTGACCTATAACCTAAACTACATTCTGATTCATTCGATGGTCGGCGGTGGGCGCGTGCATGTGATGGATGCTTATTCAGGGATGCTGACAAAGGCATGTGCTTTTCTGGATGCGTTTTATGCACTATCAAGTTTAACTGGAGCGGTTGATTTCTGGGCTGAATTATCTGATCCGGCCATAACTTCGGTTGGCGAGCTTGATTTTCATTCAATCGGCATTCAGTTAAAGATAAAAGAGTTTGTGAATTGAGGTAAGTATGGCGACAGGCAGAACATTAAAACGCTGGGCGCGGGTTTACATTGATGGATATGACATGAGTGGCTATACCCGCGAGATTGGCCCGCTGGGTGTCACTTATGACGAGGTTGAACAACTGGCATTATCGGACGGGGTCAAGGGTGCGTTACCGAATCATCCCGAAATATCCATAGGTACGCTGAATGGGCTATTTGATAACACGGCTACCAGCGGCATTCATGCCGTTTTGGGAAGCGCGGGGGTATCACGTGATGTATTGATTGCGATGGGCATTCGGGCAGTACCGGCAGCCGGCGATCCGGTCTTCATGGGCGCATTCAATCATAATGGATATCAAATTGCTCCATCCGGTGGGGATATTGCGCTGACTGTGCCGTTCGGAAAAACAAGCCCTGCAGAAGCCATGCTTTACGAGAAACCGTGGGGTGTTCTTCTTCATGCCAGTGGAGAAGAAGAAGGCGCAAATTCAGCTGCGGGAATAGACGACTATGGTGATGCCACAGCAGCGGGCGGTTTTATGATGTGTCACATTTTAGATGTAACCGGAGAGGGAACGGTGACCATAACAGTCGAAGAGGCGGATACAAACACTGATGAGAGTTTTGATACATTGACAAGCGCAACCACAGGCGCAATCGCGCATGGATCTGTGCCATATTCGTGCATCATTCAGCTTGGCAAAACGGCTGCAGTGAAGCGTTATCTACGCTGGCAAATGGCACTTGACACAATCACAGCCGCAACCTTCGTTTTGGGATTTATGCGGGCATAAGAAAGGAAAAATAGATGACAGCAAATACGGGTAGAACAGTTTCAAGATGGACAGCCTTCCTGTTTTCGGACGGCTCAAATATGCGGGAATTGCCGGTTGATACCATCAACGGTGTAGGGTTGACTTATGAAGAAGTCGAGCTAACCGCGTTTATGGATGCGATCAAAGGTGCGCTGCCGAGTACGCCAGATTGTCAGATTGACATAGCAGGTCCATTTGACACCACAGCCAACAGCGCCCATGCGGTTTTATCCGCAAATGTGGGCGGTGTGACCCCCAGGTCTCTGGATGTACAGGTTGGAATTCGGCATGATTGGGAAAGCGGCGAGCCGCAATTTGGCATCACGGCATCATCGACAAGCGGTTTCATTTGCACCAATTACATAGTTGATGTAAACACAGGTAAATATACAGCCAAGTTTCGCATGTTTCCAGGATCATCCGCGCCAGCATGGGGTACGGCAGCTGAGGCAGTTTCTTAATGGGAAAACTGATTACCTCACCGGTTGAGAGATTTCCAGGTGAAGTTACATTAATTGATCCTGTACCTTATCCAGAATTCATCGAGTGGGAAAAAGCCATTGATGGGCTGGATAATCTGGAAAGTGGCCAGGCGCAATACACCATGTTTGAGGCAGTCCGACTGATGGTTGAGAAGTGGGATATTGCCAACTTCGACATTACAAATCCGCCGGCCACACCCAGAACGGCAGTTGTGCAACTTCTGGCATGGCTGATTGATGAAGTCGGCCGTGTGATCAACGGTACGGACCCAAACGCATAGCCGCCCGCGTTTACGACTACTGCGAAAACGGCGGGCGGAAACCTGCGGAACTGAGAACGGCTGAATATGTCGGTAAATTTGGCGTACAGGCGGTGTTTGGCAGACAGTTATACATACATGAAATGAGAGAAATGATCATAGCCGAAAACGTACATGACGCATATCAATCACGGAAACTATCCGGCGACTGGGCGAAATGGGCGGCTGATAATCCTGGCATGGCTGAAATTTTAGCACTGGCGGCAAGACATGGCTAATGTAGAAATACTAATTAAAACTATCATCGACAAGGCGGTATCCGATCTCAAACAGACGGCTGGCGCTGTTGGTGATGTAGATACGGCTACCAAAAAAGCATCAACCGCATCCAGTCAGCTGGGTGATTCATTTAAAAAAATGGCCGGTGCGATGGGGGTTGGGGTATCAATAGCGGTATTAGCAAATGCGGTTAAAAAGTTTTCAGCCGAGGCAATAGAAGCAGCTGCAAGATCACAGGAGCTAAAAGCCAAATTTGATGTAGTATTCGGTCAGTCCGCACCGCAAGCCAGAGAAGAGCTCGACAACTTTGGCACAACAGTAAACCGCTCGCGGCTTGAACTACAGGAAATGGCCTCTGATATGCAGGGCGTTCTGGCTGCTATGGGGCTTAACCGCGCGGAAGCCGCTGATTACTCGGTTGAACTGACAAAACTATCAGTAGATGTGGCCGCGTTTAACAACGCACAGGACGCTGATGTACTAAACGCCTTTAGAGCGGCTATGACCGGCGAGTATGAATCCGTTAAGAAATTCGGCATAGTCATAAACGAGGCTGCAATAAAAGCTGAATTGCTGACAATGGGAATATCTGGCGGAACGCAGGCAGCCACAGCAGCCGAAAAAGCAATGGCCAGATACAACATCATCATGCGAGCCACCGCCGATGCACAAGGACAGGCCACACTTGAGGCCGGCAGTTACACCAATGTCACAAAAGGGCTGGAAGCCGCCATGACCGACTTAAAGGTTGCAGTCGGCGAGCGCCTGATTCCGGCCATGACAGACTTTAAGATGGTGACCACCGATGTAGTAACAGCGATAACTGATAACATCACGCGCACAAACCTATTAACCGAAGCCCAAAATCTTGGTCTTATCTCGATGCAGGACTACATTCTATCCGTGCGATTTCACACGGACGCAGTATCACTGACAAATGAAGAACTGGCAGAACTGATATTAAAACATCAAGAGGAAAATGGGCTATTACCAGAACTTGCTGGTAATGTCAGTGAACTTGCATCAAAACAACAAGAGCACGCAGCGGCAATGGACTTAGCAACAACCGCACAAAGAAACCTTGAAGCAGCCCAGCAGTCATGGAAAAACAACACGGCCAACCAGGTTGAAACCGCGTTAAAAAATATCAACATTGGCGGGGCGGATTACGAAGCAGCCTTAAGAGCCATTGATAACACAATGGGGACAAACAAATATAACGAAGAGCAGCAGCGCTTACGCATCGATGAAATAACGAAAGCCTATGGCGCGACTGGCAATATCATAGAGTTTCAGGACGCGCTTTATTTACTCGCAAATGACTATATGCCCCAAACATCGGCGGCGCTGGAAACAGCAAAAAATAAGGTAGAAGAGTTATCAAAACGTATTGAAGAATTAACTGAACAAGCTGAAGAGGAAATTGAAATTAAAGTAAAAATCACTGTAGACGGAGAATTTCCAGAAGTGCCGGTGGTGGAACCATGAGACTGACACTCGTTTCATATAACACTGAAAACATCAATGATGGCACCAACTATAACGCTTTCTTTGACGGCGCAATGGAAGTGCAGGGCGGATCAAGAATTATTGAACTGTCACGCGCCGGACGCAGACCGGTTTATGCCACTAAGGTTTTGCAGGGTAAGATCATCAAGCTACACATTTACATGCTGGGGGATATTGCCGACCAGATAGATGAACTGAACACAATCTTTGACGTTGAGGAAATGGATCCAAAGGTGTTGATTGCCGAAGATGAATCCGAAACTCAATGGTATATCAATGCAGTCACAAAATCAGTGCCAAAGGTACAGGGGCGCATACTCACCGTTGAGTTATCTGCATCCGATCCAGCCTGGCGCACGGTTGTTGAAGAACAAGAGGTGTGGTCAATTACCGGATCGGGTGATGAAGAAGAAGTAACGATAGCCGGAAACCTGCCTGCTTATCCGGTCTATAGCTTTAAACCAACAGCTGCAGGCGGTAATCGTTTTGCTTACAGGCGGCTGGCAATATTTTATAACAGAGCCACTGCCGCACTAAACAACTATCCGCTGATGTTATTATCGAGCTGGGATACATCCGCGCTTGTATCAGACGCAACTAATCACGTGCATATTAATGCAGTGGGCGGTATTGATGATGATGATGACACAATTCCGTATGATGATGAGACAGGGACATTTCCAACATCTGGGCTGGCCTATCTTGGTACTGAACAAATTTACTACACAGGTAAAACGGCAACAGACCTCACGGGCGTCGTCAGAGGTGTGAATGGCACAACCGCAGCCGCTCATGCCGATGATGTACAGATAAACCAATCTCACATTCAGGCTGATGGTGATGATATTCGCGTCTATGTCAACGGTGAGGAAGTGGATCGCTGGCTTGACAGTATGAATGCCGCTGATACAAAACTATGGATAAATATAAGCTATTCAGCCAGGCAGTTATTAAATATCGCATCAGCTATGACAGATGGGGCAATCACCACCATAACTTTTTCGGACACGGTTAATAATAACAACGCGCTTAAGAAACTGCCAACTAAGGGAGAGGTTTATATTGATAGTGAGCTATTCGGTTACACGGGAAAAAATCTAAGGACACGCCAACTCACGGGTGTTAGCAGGGCCATAAAGGGAACGGTAGCAGCTGCTCATAGCGCCAATGCTTATGTCAAATGGGTGCAGCATGAAATCTACATCTACTATGGCAACGTGGATTTAGAAGCGCCTGATACCGATGACACTTATAAACCATGTCTTGAGTTGGGAGATAGCACAAATTCGTCATGGGTGTATGACGAATTTGGCGGCATAGAGAATAATCGCAGATCGGCCAGATTTGCGCAATCACTTGTCAGCACATTAAACCGTAACGATGACACAAATAAAAGCGGTCCTTATACAGGTTCGCAGTTTGAAGACGCTGACCCGTTTACCGACATGGGGATGATGATCAAGGCGTGGCAGTCGGGCTCAACCTGGAAAGCCGAAAATGCAACCGTTCTGTGGAGATTAAGCAATCCATGTTACATAACCCACGTAACGGCTACGGGCGAAAAGTACCGCCACTATACTGGTTTTCCAACAGCCAGATGTCAGAAATCAAAGGACAACACAACCTGGCTAACTGTTTGGACAGATGCAAGCCCAGGTTCTGCTCAATCGTGGACGGCGTTGGCGGCTCATTCAGCAGTTGCGCTGGGAGATGGTTATCGTCATATCAGATTTATATTTTTTGGTCCGTTGGGGGCTACGGCAAGCAACTCAGCGGGGTATTCCATTGACGGATTGACGCTCACGCTCAACAGCAGTTATGTGCCAACCGGAACGGTATTGGCACAGGAAAGCATTTACTATCTCAACGCAACTTTATACAACGACACCACAGGGGAATCAATCAGAGTTTATGCCAGCATGGAACTTAATGACACATTGGAAGTTGACACACTCAACAAAACAGTCCGACTGGTTGCCGATGATAAACCAGTTAATACGCTGAAACTATCTACCGTTAGAAGGGATTGGCTGAAGCTGATACCAGGCGCTAATGACCTGCGTTTTGTAGATGTTGGAACGGGCACATTGACACTCACGATTGACTATGAGGGGCGCAATACATGACCACCCGCATCACCATCCACGACAGGCTTGGCAGACCATTATCTGAAATTGAAGCGATTTTTAATCGCTCATGGGTAATGAACGATTATGGTACGGGTACGATCACGCTCACTACGCGCGATATGAACACGCTTGAAAACCTGTTACAGTTTGGCAATCTGGTCTATGCTGAACATGACAGCCTGCCGGATTGGGTCGGGGTTGTAGATCAACCGCGCACATGGGGAAATGAAACGGTGACCATAACAGTTTATGGGTACGCATATTTACTGAACTGGTTTATCACGCCTAAAGTAATGCGCGTGCGTGGTGCAGGTGGGGGGATATTTAAAGAATTAATTGATGTAGCCATAAATCAGTACAAATGCAATTACATAAGCTACGATGAGGTTTATGGCGGTGGGGGTAATCACAACCTGGAATTTAACTTCTATCCATTGTTTCAAGCGCTCAAAACACTGATGGGTAAAACCAACGGAAACTTTTATTTTGATCCTTATCTGAATAATAAAAACGAGCTGAAGATAGAAGCGAACTATTACAGGCGCATGGGAGCATTACAGAACTTCACACTGTATGAAGGCACAAATCTAACGATGGTTGGCGCGCCGTTAAGAGAACAGGGAAAAATTGTTAATCGCGTGACCGTTTACGGACAAGGCAGCACATGGGCGAGCCGTGCAGCCGCCACAGTATCAGATAGCGACAGCATATCACTTTATGGTGTGAGGCACGCGTCTTATAACTCAAACAACCAAACAGTAAACCAGCTGCGGACAGAAGCACAAAACAAACTGAACAAACTGGCATACCCGCGCATATCCTATAAATGCGAAGCCATAGATGTTGGCGACACTTTTAGCTGGTTGCGATTAGGCAACACATTGAGAGTTGAATATTACACCGCCGGTTTTACAGATGGCGCAATCGGCATGAAGGGATTGTTGAGAATCAAACAGATGGACTATGACGAAGCACAAAATAAAGTTGTGCTTTATGGAGAGGAAACAGATGAATCGCGATTATGAAATGGAAGACAGCGTAATAGAGGTTATCAAAGACCTGCGTGAAAGGGTCGAGATGCTGGAACGCAAGGAAACATCAGTAGTCGAGCTGTCAGAGATGTCAGGCGATATTGGATTGATACAGGCTGGCGAGATTAGAGTACACACAGACCCAGAAAACGCGCACGAACCAGGTGACGGATTTTCAGGCGTGCGGATATTAGGCGCATTTGAATACAACGATAAAAACTACGCCATAGTAGGCGTAAACAGTGACACCCCGCAATTTGGCTTATCCGCAGAAGACGGCGCTGCTTTCTTCTGCGCTGGCAATGCCACCATTGACAGTGACGGCATCAGCGGAACAGACTTGCTGAAATGGATGATAAGACAATCGGCAACTTATGATGAAGAAGAGCGCTATGGTCAGTTAGGCATGGAAGAGTTAAGCGGTACGCCTGCATTTACATTATCGTTTTATGAAGAAGATGATGAAGCGGAAGAGCTGGTAAATAATGGGGATTTTGAGACAGGGGACTATACAGGTTGGACAAAAACGACAGAGACAAATTTTACATATAGTATGTCCGCGCTTGGTGGTGGTTATGGCGGCAGTGATTACGCAGCGACAGGGTTTGCCGATGAGTATGGTAGTGTGACCGGAGTATTAACAAGTGATAGAACTGAAATATCTGAAGGCAATTTTCAATTTAGTGGTGTTTTTGCCTCTATCTATTCAGCCGGAAATTTAAAAATAGAAATTAAGTGGTACGACCACGCCAGCGCTGGTAGCCTTATAAGTACAATAGTATTATACAATGGTGCCCCTCCAAGTTATTGGGGAACAATTAATTATCAAGGAATTGCCCCAAGTGGTGCTTTGTCAGCTGTAATAATAATCACTACAACTGGAACTAAATCCGAAGGGAATTTTATAGAAATATTCATAGACAATATTTCCCTAAAAGCAGTCCCCGTCTCCAACAAACTCCAACTAACCGACACCGCCCTGCTGTATAATGGGGAATCGGTGCTGACGGACAAGGGAGGTAAGTACACGCCTACGCTGTATGGGACAACTAATGTTGCCGCATCAACGGCGTATGCTTGTAGGTATATGCGCTTCATGGATTTTGTTTTGGTATCGGGACAGGTGGCTATTGACCCGACTAATGCGGCATTAACTGTGCTTGACATGAGTTTACCAGTTGCCTCCACGTTATCCAATGCGCATGAACTATCGGGTTGTTTAAATGGTCTATATGATAGAGGGATTATTATTGCTGACACAACCAACAATCGTGCCAGTCTGCGGTTTGTTGCGTCTGATACGGCAAATCGTTCATTTGGGTTTTTCTTTACTTATGAAGTAATTTAGTGAGGGACTATGGCAGAACAGCGTATAACAGCACCTAAGGTCATGGATATTGTGGAGAAGCATTTACAGCTTCACATGGATAAGATTGACCCAAAGGTGCACAACCATCAGATAATTTTATTCGGGGACAAGGGCGATG